GCTCGGCAGTGGGGTCAATGGGATTGTCTGATATGAGGTTGAGGCACTGACTTTAGACATGCCTTGAGGCGGCTTAGAAGCGTCCCAGAGGAGCACAAAGGCGGCAAGTCCGAAAGTTACCCAAGCGAAGATTTTGATCGTTTTTTCGTTCATTGTTGAAAGCTCAATTCTGTAGGCACGCCCCAACTGTCGCCAGCCAAGGTTCGGAAGGCGATCTGGGCGCGGATGATTTTGTGTGTGTCTTCGTGTCTGAATATCTGGACAAGGATTTCTTGTCCGTTTTCAAGGTTGCACCGACCTACCTCGTAGATAAAGACTTTTGGTTCGGTCATAATTTCACTCCTATCGTCGGTACTTCGACCATAGGCGATCGGTATCCGCTATTGGGGGATTTCGCCGAACACTCTCTGAAAGGCTTGTTTTACAAGGGCTGGAGAGTCTGCCATAGCGGGCGAGATTTCGTAATGGTGCCAGTCTCCCCCGGGGCTTCCAGTGAGTGTTGGCTTGGAATAATTGCTCCACGCTTGGCGATCGCATCGCCAGCCGCGTCCAAACTTTTGTGGGAAGTAATCAAGCACACATTCAAGACCTAGCGCGTTCGCGTTGGCGATAACAATGTTTAGGAAGGCGACTGCACCTTTGCGATTTGCTGTTGGGTATTTGTCAGTTTTGCGATATGAAGCATCCCACGCGCGCCCTGTGGCGTGTACCGATAATGAGCCAGGAGTTCCCTTCATGTCGCGAACGCCCCAAGAGCCGTTATTCCAGATAGCACCGTTTGAGTATTTGACGGCCTGTTTGATCCATTCGTCGGTACCGCTTCGTGGGCCAGCTGCGGCACCGTCGGAGTTCCCTGTGTAGGGCTTGCTGTTTGCGATCTTTGGGTTTGCTGGGATAACGCTCATAGTGTTGGCGGGTCTTTAGGTCGGTCTTTGAGTCCGTTGCCTGCAAGTAGACCTATGAGACCGCCTGCGAGGGTCATCAACATCGGCGACAGGACGCCCCATGCTTCTGCGTCGTTCGGGCTTTGCTCGGTAGGTTGCACGACAAAGAGCAAGCCGAAGATGAGTGATGCGATTGCCATGACGAACGATGCTGTAAGTCCGATTCCTACGATCAGGATTAGTCGAGCTTTGATCTGTTCGTTGGATAAGCGTTTGTCGGTAGTCACGCGCAGCGCCTTTCTAGTAGTCCGTTGGCTTTAGTGGTGTTGCAGTTTTCGCGATTGCGATCAGCACAAGCCGTTAGTGCAAGTGCGAGAATGACGCTCACTATTAGTACGCGCGGTTTCATAATTAATTACGGAACAGGAATGTAATCGACTTGCCGCTGAATAAACGCTTCGTACTCTTTTGGTGTCATTGGTCGGACTACATCATCGACTTGAACAAATACTTCGTCGCGTGGGTACATTGCTACGGCTTCTTCGTATGTCATCGCTTATGCCTTTCTGTATCCGTAGACGGTGATAGTTCCGCCTGTCATCGTGCCGCCGCTTGGGGTAATAGTGAAAGCAGTATATGAAGTAGCGTCATTGAGGAAGCCACCGAAAATACCGAACGGGTAACTGGTGGATGAACTAACAGGGTTTGTCCTAAAGATTGTTCGTTTAGCAAGAAACGGACTGTCTATTTCACCTCTGCCCGATAATGCGTTTGTGCTTCCATAACCGATGTCTACGAAACCACCGTTGTTCGTATTTGATCCAGTTACTGTTGACGCTGTGTATGAGACAAAAAGACCACCAGCATAATAGCCAGTTACCGTTGAGCCAAGAGTTAGCCGAAGGTTGGCATCAGCACTACCGACACCACCACTTAGTTGTATTAGATAGTTGTCGTAGTCGGTAGAAAATGCACCAGTAACGGTCACGCTTGAAACGGCACTACCAATAGTTTGTGCCTTGATGTATGTCAAACCGCTGTTTATGTTGTTATTGACATATGCGCTAGTGAGGATCTGTCCTGCGATCGTAGGTGTGCTTACAGTCATGTTTCTATCCTAGGACATTGTCTTCGTCGAGTGTGCCATATACAGCATCATCCAAGATCAGCTCATAGACGATCGTAGTTGGTGCCGTGAAGTAGGTGACAGCGTGCCCAGCCGACAAAGTAAGCCGATGCTCTAAGCCTTCGACGGTAAGGTTTTGGGCGAACTGGGTTGGGCCTGCTGAAGTCGTAATTGACTTCTCTACATTGATTACATCGCCTACATCAAGTAGGGCAAGTGTGTCTTGATCGAGGGCAGGTGTGCCGGGGAACTCGGTGCCGATTGAGTTGAAGCGTGGCTCTGGGTTCGCGTTGAGAAGATACTCGGCAAGGGTCAGAGCTGCGGCGTCGTTATGAACAAGCGAATCCGTGATCGAGGTTGTTTGGATTAGATAGGTTGCTTGTGAGGTCAGGTCTTCGGCGACTTCTGGCGATGTGGCTCCAGCGTGCTGAATGGATGCACGATTGACCACGGTGTCCGCTTGGAAGGCGATATCTATTGCCGAGTAGCCGATCTTAGTTGGTGGGTTTGTGTCGTGGAACTCTGCGACAGGGACGCCTAGGACTTGCCCGATGCGCTTTTGGAAGGTAATAGTGCCTTCTCGATCCACGAAGATTCTGCCTTGCTCGGCTTCCATGATCTTGTTGGCGTACCCTGCGACCGATGTACCGTTGGCGACCGTGTAAGCAGCTGCACCGCCAAGGGTCGCCACACCTGTCTCAATGCTCCGTGTGCCTGTGTAATTTACTTCTGGTAGATCTAGTAGGTCATCAAAACGGTCGCTTGAAAGCTGCTCTGTGACATTCCATTCAGCCAAGAAAGTCTGCCCAAGTTGGTAAGAGAAGTCTGCACAAGTGACGCTTACTGTGTCCAGACCGCCAAGGGTAAAGGTGTAGTCAAAGTTTACGATGTAGCCGACCCACAAATACTCTTTGTTGCCGAGCGAGTCGTATCGAGAGAAGCGGACTTTGCGAAGCGGTGCAAGCCCGGGAAGCGAGTTGTTCGGATCGTAGTAAGGCGATGTCGTGTCAAAAGGGTTAAACACTCCGTCAGCGTAAGTGTCGTTCAAGGTGAAGTTCATCGTTCCATAAGGGAATTGGTCGCCAGTGTTAGCGCGTCCGCGTTTTGCTGTCAAGCCGATCGTGCCGTCCATGACCGAGGCATATTGATCGGTGCCGTCTAAGACATAGTCGGTAGAGTCCAGCGTTCCTTTCGGATCGTCGTCCAATGTAAAGGCGTTCCAGTTGTACCCAGTATCAATCTCGAGGTCGTAATTACCTGATCCGACTACCGCTACGCCTGCCATTACGCGACCGCTATGTTCGCTGGGCCGTTCTGCCTGTTAAATGCTCTTATCGCGTTCACGACAGCTGTGCCAATCTCTGCGCTTGAGCCGAGACCGCCGTTAATGTTGATCGTGTAATTGCCCATTCCACCACCACCGCGTCCAGATAGTGGGATGACCGCTTCAGGGCCACGCTCACCGATCATTGCAAGCGTTGGCCCTGTCACGATTCCGCCGTCCGCGAGCATAGGAATCTCGGGAACGGAGAAGCCTTTACCACCGATTACTGGTATCCAAGAAGGAATCTCAAATTCAAGTTTGCCGACAGTGCCGTTCCAAAGTTTTGCAATGCCGTTAAATAGTGATTTGTAGATGTTAAAGATCGCTGTGAAGTATTTTGTTAGTCCGTCAAAGACTGCTTTGCCGCCTGTAAGCATGCCCTTGAAGACTGTGTCTACAACTTTTCGGACGCTGTCAAACTTTACATACAGCGCCGCAAGTACCGCTATAAATGCGACTATTGCCAATGCGATCAAAGTAATAGGGTTGGCTAGTAAAAGCGCGTTAAATACTGTTACCACCCCGTTCACGATCATTTGGGCGGCTGCATAAACTTTCATAGCCGCATTGAGTGTCAAAATGACGGCAGCGATGCCACCGATTGCGCCTGCGATAATTAAGAAGACTTGCGTGTTGTTTTGCGCCCAATCGCCAAATGCGATCAAGTAAGGCAAAAGCGCTTCGACAACTGGGATCAATGCAGCGCCGATTGATTCCTTGGTCTCTGCCAACGCAATTCCGAGACGCTTCATTCCGCCTTCGGCAGTGTTAGCAGCCGCGGCAGATGCACCACCGAAAGATCCGCCAAGGACATTGATTACATCTTCAAGCGTTGCACCGTCTTTTATCATTGCTTTTATCTCTGGAGACAGTGCTTGCAGACCTTTCATGTTTCCGCCGTAAGCCTTAGCAAGAGCGTCCGAGACCGTCGCTAAGTCTTTGCCTGATCCAGCCGAGATGTCTTGTGCAAGTGCTAGCGCGTCGGTGGCTGTGGCGATGTCTTTAGTACCGCGTACTAGTGAGGCGAATGCCGGGCGAAGTTCGGAGTCCGCGACGCCTGACGCAAGGCTCATCTTCGAGATCATGTCTTCTGTTGCTTTGATCTGTTCGTCTGTCGCGCCAGTGACATTCTCAAGCGCGAGCGCGAGCTGTACCTGTTCGGCTTGGTCTTCCATTGCGGCCTTGGTAGCGCCTACTAGAGCAAAGCCAAGTCCTGCGATTGCGGCTGCTGCTGGGACTGCTGCTTTCTTAATTGCGAACGATGCTTTCTTAGATGCGCCCTCAAGCGACTGGAACTCTTTGATCGCTTTTTGTGTGCCCTTGGCGTCAAACTCGGAGATGATTGGGATGTTTACTGATGCCATTACGAGACCACATTCCGATCAACTTTGTCCATGACAGTCTCAACGATTCGCCGCATCTCCGACTCAACTGTGCCTTGGTTCTTTTCCATTGCTTTCCACATTACTCTTGATCGCATGCCGTAGCGCGCCGAGAGTGCACGACCGAGTCTTCCGTTGGCGGCCATGTCAAAGAGTGTCCCAGTGGAGCCCGAGTAGATGATGTTGAAGACGCCGACATTGCGGATCTGTCCACGAAACTCCGAGACCTTTTTTGTGTTGATCTTGGCGGAGATCTTTTGCTTGCGTCCAGCGTCCCAAGGAAGCATCTTGAATCCCGAAGGCGTAGTCCAGCTGCGACCCATGCCAGACAGTGGCACCGTGTTAGGGATTAGCGCTAGCGCGTCATTGATGACAGGTTTTGCGACATTGCGGAAGTCTTTTGCAATTTGGTTACGAAGCCCGGGTTCTACAGAGTTGAGCTGCTTGATTGCGTCCTTTAGACCGTAGACCTCGATCTTGGTGTTAAGTCCGTCAGCCATGTCACCTCTTTTTGTTTTGTTTTTCTAGCACTGCGACAATGGTACTTAGGTCTCGCGTGTCGAAGGTGTCAGCGTAGAAAGTGGGAGCCCACCCAGTCGCGACTACAAGTTCGGCGAGTTGTCGCCTGTAGCCGCGTCCGTAGGGTTTGGGTCTGTTGAGTCCTCTACGCCAATCTCGACATCTGGATTCTGTTTCAACCATTCGCGCCAAGTAGCAGGAAGAGTCTCGCCTTTAATACCGAGCATGATGTACGCCCAGCAAGCCATATCTGATGCACCGATTCCGCGTCCGTCAGATACTCGACGATTCTCTAGGCGTTCCCATTCAGAGATCGCAAAAAGATTTGTAATGAGTAACTCTTTTTTGTCTCCGCGTGTGAGCGTGAGTTTGATCTTCATTGTGTTTCCTTTCGTCGGGCCAAGGAAGGCCGAAGATTATGGGTTGGTAGTGTCAGCGGAGAAGACGCCACCCATGAGAGTGATGTCAATGGATTGCAGCTCACCGAGCGAAGCCGAGATCACTGGGAGCGTCTCGAGATAGCAGTTGGTGAGTGTGAAGCCCGGGTTAGTTGCCGAGTCCACTGCTGAAGTTGGTTTGACAATGACAGTTGTCTTGGTGCCGACGAGTGGAGCAAGAGTTGCATAAGTGGCGCTTGCTTCGTAGCTCAAAAACAGGGTCAGGGTACATTCATTATCCTCGAGCCCAGCTGTGAAAGTGTTTGAAGTATTTCCAAAGACCGTGTCGTTCAGAGCCGTGACAGTGCGATTCAAGACGGCGCTTGTGCACCAGCCCGTCAGCGCGGTGCCGCCAAGTGTGACTGTCGGATTAGAGAGGATTGTGGAAGTTGCCATGATGAGTTACTCCTTGGAAGTGTTGGTTTTAGTTTGACACATAATGAGACCGAGAGTGTGGATTAGGCAGTCTGCACGACAGTTGAGACCGACAGCTCATAAGCAGGCAGCACCGAGCCACCGATATCTAGGTTGGTTGGGCGTCCAGAGACCACGCCGATATTGAGTGCGTAGATCTGGGCGAGGATATTTAGCAGGCTCTTTTGGGCGTCAAGGTTGCCCGGGCCTAGCGTGATGATCTGGAGTGTGAAGTTAAGTTTTGCGACATTGTAGTTGTAGCCGTCTATGGAGTCGATATTGACAAAGACGCTTGGCGGCGTGATATTGCGCGGATCGTTATTTACTTGGAGCCCAACGACCGTTGAAAGTTTTGCAACTAGATCGTCGTAGCCTTCGTTAAATAGATCCGTGTAGTTAGGTACAGCCATTAGGCGACCTGCGGACGATCAATCCCGAGCAACTGGCGGATCATTCCGTTTAGACCCATAACTGGAGTTACGCCCATGTTTTGGAACGAAGCAAATTGGTCTACCGATCCGCGTTGGCGATACAGCGCGCCACCGTACATCTGGGTTCCTAGAAAGACATCTTGCGAAGGGACAGTCGTAAGCGAGTCCACATAGCCTGCTTCCATACGACGACGCCAGCAAAATTGTGAAGCAGCTGCGGCGCACACTGTTAGAAAAGCGGCGTCCGCTGCGGTCGCTGTACCAATGCCGAGCCAATCCTCGATGTTGGCTGCCGTGACCCAAGTGCAAGTTTGGGTGATCGTTAGCGTTCCAGTGGCGGCGACTCGTTGGACATCGGCTGCGGTCTTTGCAAAGAGCACCTGATTAGCGATTGGGACATTGACATCGTAGAGAAGATCTCCGTAGGTGTCTACGCCTGTGTAGAGGTACTGGGGCAGTGCCCTTACCAAATAGGAGCCGTTAAAAGTTGCGTCTACTCCAGCAATGACGACACTTGCGCCGAGTTCAATTTCCGCAGGTGTGAGAAGTTGAACTACGGCGTAGTTGTCTAGTAGATACTTTTCGGTAACTGTGTAAACGGCCATGAGCGGATGCTCCGCTCTCGACTAAGCCTGTGTGATCTTGCGAATCATGTTCGAGTTAGCAGCAAAAGTTGCTGCATATCCGAACACGCTCATTTGGCGACCGAGTGTTGATGGAACTTCTACTGAAAGCATTCCGCGATCTTGGCGGTAGATCTCAAAGGCGTTCTTGTTCATGATGACCATTGTCTTAGCGGCAAACTTGTTGTCTACCACGATCTCAAGACCCAGTGGGTTCATGCCCGACCATGATGTTGCACTTCCCGCGCCAAGCGAGTTCTGACCGTTGAGACCCGGTGCACCAATGCTTGGGAAGATTGGGCGACCAGTTGTGTCTACAAGCTGACCCATAAGAGCCCAAGTTGCAGGAT